CAGTAAGTACCTCGTGGAGTTCTAGTAATTGCCATCGAAATTGTCCCAGTCTCCAATAACTGACTCTCCTGCAAGTGCGGCGTAACTGACCAAGTCAATAAATGAGTCTCTGTTAGGAGTCTCGACGATTCGGGACACCTTGACCAAAGCCATACAGATACAGACGTCCAGCGGGTCAATTTCCCGTCCGAAATATGTCGCCCACAGGTTCGCAATTCTTTTAATGTTAATCGCTGGATGCCCGTAGTCAAGACCGCGTTCATCGAGCGTTTCTGCGGCTTCCGCCATTATTTCTTTGGCTGTAAAGCCATTTCGCTCTGTTGTACCCATGTGTGTAGCCCCTTTTGTAGTGTTTTTCGGTTAATGACATTACGAACCAATAAGCTAAAGACATAGCTATTAGTAATCCAAAACAGACGTAAACAATCTGCTCTGGTGTTAGGTTGTGTTTCATATAGCCCCTTTCGTTAAGTCGAAAGGTACGCCTGGTCACAGACAAATACCACGCCAGTATCGGCGTGTCGTATAACGATTTGATAACGGCTTAGCCGTACCGCTTACCCTCTACTACAAATGACCCAGACTTATCTATAGGTACTGTGACGGGCGTCACACCTTTACGGTCTACGTATAACATGCCGAAGCCCTCCTGCCAGTTGAATGTCCCACGCGTGTAGTAGGCTTGTGTGGTATCCATTAAATGTCCTACCTCAAAGCCTGTCAGGATACCCGTCAAATGGCCCCCAGAGGCCGTTGTGAAGCTCGAAATACCCTGCCTATGGGTATGACCACACACCACCGACTTACCATGCCTTTTAGCGGCTTCTAGGGCCGTTAAACCCCCTTGTGGCTTTGTGCTCTGTTCGTCACCGTGGACCATTATCCAGTCCTTAGTTATCTCGTATGGCTTACGGTGAAATTTGATGCCTAGCTCACGAAAACCCATAAAGTTTTCGTACTCCAGTTCTGGCAATCCAATCAAGCCAGGCAGTCTAGATGCTAAGGATTTATAGAGTCTGTCAGTGTGATTGCTTCGGACGACATGGGTAACCCTGAGGTCGTAAAGAACTTCCTGGCAAGTATTTCTATCACGTCCAATAGTTCCCGACCATTCGTCCCGCCCACTAGACCAACGTGAGATGGTCTGGAAATCGAGCTCATCACCCACGCATAAAACGTCGTCAGGCTTGTACTTTGTGATGAACTTGCTAACGTTTCTAATGGCTTTTGTGTCATGAAATGGTACTTGTAAGTCAGATATAACGACTATGCGCTTAATCTTCTTCTTCCTCATCCTCATATGGACTCATGTCGGGATTAGGGATAATCCAATCTGGAATACGCATAGTATCTTCAACGTACCAGCGTGCATGGTCTTTATCCCACCCAGCGCGTACTAATGCTTCATACGCTTCAACGACGGCTACAGCCCATATGTCAATAGGCTTTAATGGTTCTTTAGTATGGCGTTTAGCTGCTAACTCTTTAGCGCGACGCGTTGCGGCCTTTTGTGCCTTTGTTCTTTTTTGTCCCACGGCGTGCGCTCCTATCGTTAGTAAGCAATTCTAGAACCATCTCCTCTAGTTTTTCGATACGCGACACGATATGACTGCGGTCAATTATTAGAGGTACTTCATGGCGAATAATGTAACGCAGACCACCGATAAGAATAGCTGCGATAGATAAACAGGCCAGAACAAAAGCGGCCCAGTCTGTCGGGTTCATCGCCTTCCGAAAGCTGTGTCGTTAGGGTTTAAATACCGAAGGATGACTGGCAGACTCGCGGCCAGAGCGGCATTGACAATCGCATTGGCATCCCAGCCCACCGCTAGATATGTCGCTATTCCTGCTGCCAAAAAGCTTCTTGCCCAGCTTGCCGCTATTGCTTTTAGTTCCTGCATTTGTGTCTCCTGTCAAAATGGGCAGGTTAAACATACTGCCGTCTTTGTCGCCCAGTTTTGTAAAGCTAATGTGTATGTGTGTCTTATGCGGGTTTATGCCGCGGTATTTTCTCCATCGGTAGTTTCCCACCCAGGAAGCGATTTTGCCGTTAAATATGATATAGCTAATTCTTTTATCAGTTCTGGCAAATAGTCGAAGCTGATTAGCAAGGTCGAACGTCGCGGACTTGTCGGATGCCAAATTAGCGTCAATGTCGAGGGCACGTACAATCTGTTCTGGGCCCACAGGATTGTGGTCAGATTTAGGACTATGCGCCTTATGTCCTGGTGACGCCGCGGTTCCATCGCTACTTCTATCTCTACTGGGAAATGCGTCATCTATCATCTCTCTGAGCTGCTGCCCAGCTTTACACAGCTTGGGCATTAAATCCCTAACGCAGCCTTCAAATCTTCGAGATTTAGCCCAACGCTTGCCAATTTATCCGCAACAGTTGGCTCGGGTGCTACCGTTGTACCATCGTGCGCAGCCACTATTGCGACCGATTTCGTTTCATCGGCAACCGAAATGTCAAGCCAGAGATTATTTTCTTCATCAATAAATGGTGCTTGATTTAATTTGTCTAAAACTATACCGATAGCAGCCAATTCATCAAGCAATTCTGCACCATTGAGATTTTGCGGTTTGTCAAATTTAATCATTTTAAGCTCCTAAGTAGGCGCAACCAAAACCGCCCGTTGACTGTAAATATAAATTGCCGCCGCTGTCTTGGAACGCAATCATATTGACATAATCGCCAACGGCGCAATTAATGACGGCGGTTAGATAAACTAAACTCAAACCAGAAGAACCAGTAATTGCATTACATGAACGCTCGGCACTTCCAGTTGTATTATTCACAGAAAATTTCAAACGCCTATTTCCAGTTGTATTAGATGAAAAATTTACATAACCATAAAACAAATAATAACCAGCCTTACCACTAGGTATCGTGATTCTACCCGTATTTGACGACGTGCTATGAAAACCATCCGTGTCGAAAACTTCGGTGGGTAATGTTACAACTGTGTCAGTATTATTGCTTATCAATTGTTGACTATTATCAACTTCTGCTCTACAACCTGCAAAAGTTGACCCCGATGATGAGGTAGCCCATTTAACTTTATAAGGCGAAACTGTTGTGTCAGCAGTTAAAACTTGACCCGTTGTACCAATTGGAAGATTGTCATAAGTGCCTGAGCCTGTACCTACAACAATATCACCAGCAGCGGTAATTGTTGTTGCCATGTCATTTGTAATTGTTACAGTTCCAGACGTACCGCCGCCGCTTATTCCTGTGCCAGCAGTCACGCCTGTTATGTCACCAGAATTGCCAATTCCAACCCATGCAGAACCATCATAAACTTCGGTCGCATTAGTGTCTTTAAGGTATGAGACCATTCCTTCAGCTAAAACACCTGAAAGTGCTGTTGTGCGAGCTGTGGCATCGGCGAAAACCATAACCACTTGTTCTTGTAAATATGTGTTGACCTGAGCTGCAGTAAGCACGTCACCCGTGTTAAACAGCTTATATCCTGCACCTGCCATTATTGCTCCTTAGTAGCTCAGCACGTCTTGGCCAAGTATACCGCTAATTGTGCTGTCCAACACGAAACCAGCTAGTAATGGCTCAGAGGTGTATAGGGTCGTCATCCAGGACGACTTAGTAATGTCGTGATGAATTGCATTAACCAGGCTAGGCTGCGTCACGCTTGACGAACCTGGCATGGTCTTAGTGACGGTCACACCGTCCAATATCTCTATGTCAACCCCAGCTAAAGGCTTATTAGGGTTAACGTCGTCATACAAATTAAGCTGAATACTGTCTATTCGTACCTCAGGGTCTTTACGAGTAGCCAGGATGCCTTTAGCCTGGTTCAAAGCTTCCGTGTCCGTCTGGACTAGGATGCCTGAGCGTGTACCTGAGTGTAGGAAGTATTTATCTATGGATGGCTGGTCGTAAGCGTTTTGTGCTGTACCACCAGAACGGGTAACCGTTACGTCATTTATGAGCGTGGTATCGTCAAAAGCTACGACAGCGTTGGTATAACTAATATCTACGCCTGTATCAGAGAAATCATACAAAGACGTGGCTGGAATGGTAATAAGATTGTTGCGGCTAACGAAGTTAATCTTACCTTCAGCGTCTAGGAAGATACCGCCGAACTCGCTGTTC